TTCTCGAAGACGGTGTTAACAACTGACTGCAATGCTCGCTCGGTAGCAACACCAACCTGAGAATATACAGGCACGACACACAAACCAAACGTCTTAGATTCGTTGCCTGTACGCAATACACGACCGATAGTCTGTGTCATCTCAATCACGTTCATGTTGCGAAGGAAGATGACAGTTTCCAGTTCGCTGACGTTGATACCCTCAGAGAGAATAGAACGATGCAGAACAACAAACTTTTTCTCAGGATCGCGACCCCAAGCATTCAACGTCTCGAAGAATACCTCGCGATTGACTTTCTTACCATCGATGACTGCACCCGTCTTGGATGTGATGTAAAGGCATGAATAACCACGGACACCAAGATCTTTGGCAAAGTCAGTATGTGCCATCAAGTTGATGAGTTGACGCGAAGTCTTGACACATACTAGAATCTTTTTGGTGTCAGTCTCATCAATTGTATCCATCACGTTTTCTGAATCAGTCTCGCATGAAATCATTCGGGAGTTCTTGTGAATATCAAACATCTTTGCTTGAATACGAGGAGGGATGATGTATCCACCTTCTACCAACTCAGGAGCAGAAACACGGGCAATGATTTGACCATAGACTGCCTCATCATTCATGCCTGGTTTATTGATAGTGATCGAAGTCTTACGTGTGGCTGTGAAGAAGTAGCAACGATCTGCCTCGTAAGAGAAGAACTCAGTGGGAGGAAAAAAGTTACGCTTGACGCTATTGTGTGCCTCGTCAAAGTATATTGTGTTGACCTCAATGTCTGCCTCCATGATACGATGGAGAGAATTGTAGGTAGTGAAGATGATGACGTTCTCACCCATACTACGGGCGCAACCTGCATACAGATGAATCTTATCTGCCTTAGTGGTGCTAGTGTAGCGTGTTTCACCACTGTGAACGTGCATCACATGCAGATATGGGTCACTGTTGTTAGGATCAATGACCTCCATAAACTCGCTGCAAAGTTGTTCAGCAAGAAGAATACGAGGAGCAACAACAACTGTGGTGGTGCCGTTGTTGATACTATCCAGACGATTCTTGGTGTCTGTGATCATGCACATTGTCTTACCACCGCCAGTGGGGACAATCACTTGTCCTTTGTCATAGGAACCCATACGATTGACAATACGTTGCTGATGGGGACGCAGTTGCATGAACATCTCTGATATGAATATAGTATGGCATGAAAAAAGCGCCCTGTCAAGGACGCTGTGACACTTCTAAAATTGTCTTAGAGATATCAGCACACCGATACCAAAGGTATCTATGCAATTTTACATCATTGCTAGTGTTTCTTGTTGCTTTAAGTAAAGTTTGACCCAACATCGTGCCATATTCTTTACAAGTTCAATATCTTCCATCTTTTCAATATCACGTGAGATCTTCTCGTATTGAAAACTCTTAGATGGTTTATCTAAGGTGATATCATCAGGATTCATGAGATTAGTCCTCTGTTCATAATTATGTATCCTCTTTCGTACCGTAATCATATAGAATCTCAATCTTCTTCCATTTATGTGTTCTATTGCATCCAGTAAGGTGTTTAACCTCACCATCAAGGACATGTGCAATATTGCTCAGTTGCATATCCATCATCATTGCTGATGTCTTTGGATCAAGTTTCTTTGGCATCTTTCTTAGTAATAAAATAAAGTTTATAATACTTACGTTTAAGTAAGTCAATTAGTTCTTTGTCTTCCTGTTCATTGAGGAGATTTAATAATTGGGAACATCCTTCAAGTTCAGAGATGAGACGTAGATAGTTAACAGGATCATTCATAGGATTCTCATCACCCTCAACAAACAGAGTCTACATATAAATTCGAATTTTGTCAAGTAACAAGGAAGTCACACGGACTCCCCAGTTCATAAATGCCATGAATGATACAATGAACAATAGTTTTTGATTTACAGTCAAAGAGGTAATTGTGTACTCCACACATTATAAGACCCCACACAGGCGATCTGAGCGGGGTCTGGTGCAGTTATTTGATTGTCACATCAGGTGATGTTAATTACTCCACCCATTGCAGCGTGTGCAGTACATTGATAATATAAAGTATCAGGAGTTACGAATGGAACTTCGAAGATTAGCACACCATTTGCAACATCATTATTAGTAACTCCTACGTTCCATGCTGTACCAGCAGCACCATTTGTCGTGCTCTGAATACGGAATGGGTGTGCTCCCATCTTATTCTCAAACATGTAAGTATGTCCGCGTTTGAGATATAGAGTGGGATCAGTCGCTGTTGAGTGACCAAAACCAGGACCAGTAAAGATATAGTTACTTGAACCATCTGCTGTCAATACCCAACGCATTGAAGCAGTATACGATCCATCACCATAATATGTGGTCACACCTTGATCAACATGTCCACTCGCAGTAATAATACCTGAGATATTAATAGATGCGAACGTAGCAATACCTGTATATGAGGATTGTCCGCTAACTTTTAAACCTAATCCACGATTAAATGAGATCTCTTGTGTAGCATCACCACCATCAAGTTTAGCAAAAGTTAAAGTGCCAGTCGGTGTTTTAAATCCAGCAAAAGCTGTGACCATGCCAACAGCACTAACTCCGCCATTAGTAATGGTAGTAAATCCTGTAATTTCAGCACCACCAATACCGATATTTAATTCAGTAAGAGTAGCAGCAACACCTACATTTAGATTTGTAAGAGTTGCTTGCCCACCAACAGTAAGAATACCACTCGTTACATTGGTGTTTGATAAGTTAACCTGTCCACCGGCAGTAAGAATACCACTAATTACATTGGTATTTGATAAGTTAAGTTGACCCTCAGCAGTAGAAATACCACTAACAGATAACTGAGTGAGTTGTGCGCTACCTGTAATATTATTACTTGCAATTGTAGTAGCAGTTACAATTCCAACAACTGTTGTGCCACCAGTAATGTTAGTAATAGATGCATTATTAAAATTACTATTACCTGATGCAGATACACTGGTAACAGTAACAGCAGTTCCAGTAAGTGGACCACTTAATTGATTTGCAGTTAATATACCAGCATTAACGTTGCCTAGTGTAGATACGCCAATAACAACTAACGATGCAGATCTAGGGTCAGCAGTAGTAACACCGGATGTAATAGTGGTGATACCTGATGCTAACGCAGATACTCCAAAAGTACCATCAAAGTTTATTTTAGTAGCAGCACCGATAGAGTTATTTTCTCTCATGACAGTAACACCGGCACCAACAGCAGCGAGACCGGTTAATCCTGATCCCTCCCCAAAAAAGTTGGTTGCAGTGACAACACCGACGACCTTGACATCAGTAGCAACATCTAGATTGGTGCCCTTGCTGACTGATCCTGCTCTCAGGTCAACACCATCAATGCCAAGGGCATCAGTATTGCCAAGTTTTGCTAATTCTCTTGCTCTTGACATCGCACACAATTAGTTTCTAGTTATTTATCAAATTGTCATTAAGTCTGCACCACACTCATGAAACAGCATATAAAATTGCCATAATACTTCTACTTCAAACTCATGGAATGTGAGATCTTCTTTCCGTTCATCAATTCTTCTACACTTATCCTTATCAATTAACACCGTTGGAACAGTTGGATGCTGTTCTGGACAGAATAAGTAACAATCAAAATCATCAGGTAGAGATGCTAATGCATCAGCAATAGGAGATTTAGCCCTGGTTGTAATACCAAGGATCAAATCTGCATGTTGTGAAGCATACTCAATCCATGGTTTATGCCATGGTTGATCCTTACTTAATGCACTTAAATGCACAGCATCTGGATAAAATGTAAATTTGCCCAAATACCTATTCATATCGCTACCAACATGGTTAGCAATAGCAAGATTGCCGCCATTACCTATGATTGCAATACTTTTTGATTGTTTTACTGATTCAATTAGCGTTGAAGAAAGTGTCACTGTGAATACCTTTGTCGTCAATGTAAATGTCGCCAGAATATTTTCCGAGAAACAGTTTAGTATACCTGCATCCCCAATCATCCAACTGTTGTTCTGTCATTCTACCATACTTTTGTCTTGCACGATTCATTGATTCCTCATCAAAGTTTCCTTCTGGATTATTCTTTGGACCCATTCCTCGTGCAGTCATGTATACAATTTCATGACCTTCATCATATAATTTATTCATCTTTTCAATTCGATCATAATACACTTCACCTGATCCAAAGTTTGGACCATTAAAATGCTCACAAATTGTACCGTCAATGTCAACGACGTATCTCATGTTTAACAATCTCAATGTCTGATGGGCGATCAACAGCATGTGTTCTCATGCCGATATTAAATGGAGTCACAGGTATTTTACCAATGAAACCTAGGGTGTCAAGACTAGCACAATCCTCAACCATTTTCAAATCATATGATCTGAAATTTGCAATAGTATCATAGTCATAGACATATAGTCCAGAGATTCCGAAGATATGTCGATTAATAATCCACTCTGGTTCTGGTGTACGAGTGATCCAAATTACATTATCATTATTGATAACTGCTTTGACACAATCTTTATCATCAACATCAGTCTGATTAATATTATAGATTGCTTGCAACATCTGAGTCTGATGTGTCATTGCATGACCAATCATATCATCAATTGATTCTGGATTCATCACAGGTTCATCTCCTTGGAGATTAACAACCCAACGTGGTTTATATTCTAGTAATCGAACAGCATCAGATACTCTATGAGTGCATGTAGAACAAGAGTCTGTAATTATGGCATCACAGTTATATTGTTTTACTACGTTATAAATTTCTTCATCAGGTGTTGCGACAACAATATTATCAATATACTTACATTCCATTGCACGATCAATGACATGCAGAATCATTTCTTTTCCATTGATTTTATACAATGGTTTACCAGGAAATCTTGTAGATCCTAATCTTGACGGGATAACACATGTAACAGTCATAACTCAGAGATTAACTTTCTTACAGAGGGATGATACTCTATTGTATCATAGATTTTGCACTTTGCATTCAGTTTATCCAATGCTTTATCTTTGGAATACAATTCCAATGGCACAGCATCAGTTATGATTCTTCCAGTAGAGTTACCATAGAACCAATCATCCCAATGTCTACCATGTTTTTCTGTCAACAGATTTGATCTAAAATTGAGCATATACAACGATTCTAATAGTTCATCAGGTGTTTGTCTCTTATGTGGACACAGGAACAACTTAATCATACTCATGATGACACTGCGATCATCACACCTGTCTATCCATAAGTTCTCAAACTTACTATGAATATCTTCTAACTTAGCATAGCTATTAACTGAACTTGTTGTGGTCTCATAGTAAATATCCCCTGCATCATAGTAACGAACATGAGCACCACTATAATATGCGTACATAGTCGCAGATGTGAACATTGGAAAGTAAAATGCCTGAAATCTTCCCATTGCAACAGCAAGACCCAACTGCCACTCTTCTACACCAGGATCATCAAAGATACTCATGATATGTAAGTCTTTCAATCCCTCATATGCAAAGGCATAGTACCAGTCTTGCTTCTGTTCTGCTGGTGCCATTGCAATAACAGGTCTAGGTGCATTTTCTACTAATGTTCTAATGGCATCATAATTTACCTGATTGAAATCAACACCGGTTGCAACATCAATCTTAGGTAGAAAGATACATGTTCCCTGTCTTTCTTGTCTTGGCACAAGTGCATCAGCATATAGAAATGGACATGCACCTAGATGAACATACTTATCATTCTTAACAAGTTTGTCGGGAAGATATTCACTCCATGCATATACAGTGGAGCACATGAAGTCAGCATAAAATTCCTGCCGACCCATTGTTTCTGTCTGGACACCAGGAATAAAGTTATAATCTAGGTATTGATCTGTTCCTGCCCAATAATTAAGGATCTCTTTTGTTCCAAAACGACTCATAATGTCTTTTCGTCTGTGTTGAACAGGGCAAGCATTTCTTTCTTCGTTAAGATCTTCTTACGATAGAATACTTTCAACATCTTATTCAATTTTCTATTCAAATTCTTTTGTAGTTGCATATCTTCACCGTCCCAATCAGGATTGAAACGCCACCCATCTTCTGGATTAAACTTATATTTTTTCTGATACCAATTCTTTGGTTCTTCTACATTTTCATGCAACACATAGTAGTGTGGCAACTCAGAAATCATCTCATCTTTAATCCACCACTGTCCCATATCATCATCAAAACGAATGGGGATAAAGTCTGGAAAAAGATATACGCTCTCTTCTAACTCGTTGCACAGCGTCTTCATATTCACCAACAATGATGTGTCTAGTATATATCGGTTTGATTAGAATGTCAAGAAACAAAACTGTACCAACCAGTAATGATGTATTTTGTGTTTAAATTGGGGATTATACCAGAGTGCATGTGTGTCCACGCTGCGGGCCAAATTAACATTCTCCCCTGTTTTGCCTTAAAAGTTTTATTTTGATAGTAGAACTTAGTGCCACATTTTGCATCATTTAAGTAGAACATCCATGCAATAATACGTTTAGAGGTGTGCCCTTCTTGTTCACAATGAGTGGCAAAATATCCATCATCCCTATCAAACCTTTGCATGTGATAGTCAACATTAAGACTCCACTGTGTCACATCATTCAAATACTTATGCTTCTTTTTATATCTTTCTATTCCATTTAACAAGGGTGTACCCAATGCATCAGCAAAGAACATATCTTTTGATTGCATTTTAGAACGATCAAAAGTAAAATCTAAACTCGTGCTTTTCTTCTTATTTAAATCTACCAAACCACCCGCCAAACCCACTTCATGAAGTGGTGAATGTGATTCAAAAATATAAATTAATTGTTCACACTTTTCTCTTGATAATACTTTATCATATTTTTCAATAAAGTCCATGAAGGAATAAAAATGTCACTATACTGGGTATCTTACCACAACTCTACCTTTACCGCCAGCTCCACCAGGACTACCGCCGCCACCATCGTAGGAACCACCACCGCCGCCACCGCCGCCGCCATAATTATTACCATCAGCAGAGGGTCCGCCGAATCCATTGTGTCCACCTGTATCTCTACCGGCACCTGGTGCCATATATGGTTTCCACCAGTTACCAGAAGGTTGTGGAGCTCCACCCGCTCCGCCAGAACCGCGTCCACTAAAAGCGGGACTTCTTCCAGTACCGGTCCCACCGGTGTGGTTGTTATTAATTGTTACAGTTGGATTGGGGGTAGCAGGATCCTGGTTGACGCCACCCTCACCAGCACCAGGAGATCCCCCACCATCACCAGCACCACCTTGTAAATATCCAAAGGGTAAAGTAAATCTAGAATATCCACCAAGACTTCCATTACTACCGGGACCACCAGAACCACCGCTGCCACCATTACCAGCTTGTATAGGATATGTTCCTGTTCCCAAATCTGCAATAGTGCCGACTAATGTCCCACCACCGCCGCCACCGCCGCCACCAGGACCATTACCACCATCACCAGCACCACCGCCGCCGCCTCCGCCTGCGCCTTGAAGAAGAACTTCAATCGAAGCAGTTCCTCCGGTTACTTCAAAATTATCCGATGTGGGATAATCAAAGACATGATAAGTATATCCATCACCAGGCGTTGCAATAGTGCCACCAGTCGCGGTGAATGCAGCAGCACCGCCACCTGACAAATAACCAAGTCCTCCACCTGTACCAGTTAATCCAAGCAGGGGTTTTTCTTTTTTATTCCAGTTAAACATTTATCTACCTCCTATCAAGCGTTAGTATAGTTGGTTACAGCACCATATATTTGGTATGCATTTGTACCAGTTCCAACTTTTAGAATTTGGAATGTATAAACGTCTCTTCCAGAAGCACCACCCGATGTTGGCGCACCACCAGACCAATATACTGCTGTGGCAGGGGCTACACCATCAACCTGAACAGTTCCAATATATCCAGAGTTATTTGGTGTAATAATAACAGTAAAGGAAACAGTTTCACCATTTGATATTGTTGTGCCATGAATACCAGTGAAGTTGATTGTAAGGCTTCCTGATTCATTACCAGAGAATAGAATTACATTACCATCTGATAATGGATTGGCTGTCTGTGCTCCAAGAGTTGTTGCCGCATTTTCATATTTCTCTGCAAGTCCACCCTTAAAGATTGCTGCACCACTATTAGCTATACGCAACCGCTCGTATGGAATGTAATCACCATCAGCACAAGTCATGAACGTTAATTGTCCTCCACGCCCATTGGCGTTGGTGGTCTGTGCGTTACATTCTATTCTTGCTCTCTCAACAGCATTAGTAACTCCTGCTCCAAATGATAGATGCCCTAATTTATCTCCATCACTTAAACTAGACTCAGTTTCTTTCCATGTGATATTTATTCTCGCAGTTTCGGCATCATTACTAACTTGCAATCCCTCACCAACATCTGCACCTTCAATTTGAACTAGGTTATCATAACCAATCCCCTCAATATTACAATTTGTGCTCGATGTTTTGCCAACTAATAATCGTTGACTAGAATCTACACGAGTTGCTTCAACACTGGCAGTTTCTACTGTAAATGTATCAGCAGCAGGGAACCTAATGGAAGTATTAGTGTCACCAGTGTGGAAGATTGAATCTGCGATTGATACATTTCCACCAAAAGATGCTGCGGCAGAAACATTAACATTCGCTAAATTAGACTGACCCGAAATAGTAGTGATACCAGCAAGAACTTGAAGACCATTTCTTGCAGTAATCAATCCAACTGAATCAATATTAGTTACATCATCATATGTTAGTGTGCCACCAATTGTGACGTTACCAGTAAATGTGGCAGCAATACCAGTTAAATTTCCACTTAAAACAAGACCATATCCAGTTGCACCAATACCCAAATTTACTGCCGTACCTGCATTTGTTGCAGTTCCACTAAATGTGGTTGCAGTAATGATACCAGTGGATGAACCATCCATCTGAATACCAGAACCAATATCAATGGTTTGAGATGGATTGGTGCCAATACCCGAACCAATATCTGCCAGATTAGTTGCTCTTGTTATCGCCATTGCTGACACTAATTTTCTAATTATTTATCAGACAGTGATCTCTTTAATATCAACCATCTGTTTTGGCAACACGTTAAATGATAATGAGTATCGATGTTCATGTGACATATTAGGTGGTACAGAGTGTAATAGTCCAGAACTAAATGTCAACAATGTACCAGTCTTTGCTGGCACATTATAGTGAGGAGCATTAAAAGCATTGTATCTACTTTGCTTAAATGGTATAGAAACTTGATGATATGCATGAGAAGATCCTAATGCATGTGGTTCATGGAATCTAATATCCCCACATCTTTCTGGCGCGTCCAAATATAGGACACCACTATAAAGTGATCCGGTATGATTATGCATGACACATTCATGTCCATATCCATGCCTCAACACCCATGATGAGATAATAACAAATTCAATATCATCATCAATCAGATATACATCTTTTGATAGTTTTTGGACTGATTTAAGAACATTCTCTTTTATATCAGAGAACATCTCCGTTTGAAGAATATTTCTATCTTCATCTGATGACCAATCACCCGTGCCAATATGCACACGTTCATAATTTAATTTTTTTATATAATTTTTTATCTCTGGTGTGATCAGATGATTTACATCTTCAATCATCAGAGGTGTAGCAAAAATAGGAATAAGATCACTCATGATACACACTCACATTAAAAGCAACTGAAATTCTATCTTCATCAGAATTATTTTTAGTTACAGAGTGATTTAAGTGCGATGGAAATAATATCAAAAGACCTACCTGTGGTTGCATGTAGAACCAGTCATGTAATGTAAGTTCGTCTTTAAATTTTTGAGAGTATGCTCCCAACAATCTAGATTGTGTAAAACTATTGGGAGATTCAAAAACAATATTACCACTATCTTTCGGAACCTTTAACCATAAAACACCAGACAAATCACATCCAGGATGATTATGAGAGTGATTATAATCTCCGGGATTGTTAATATTAAACCACATACTAGTCATCTTCATAGACGAATTTTTACTAAAAATTTCTCTATTATTAAAATATTCTTGTAGATATGAATGTATTACTTTACTGATAGGATTATCAACACCATGATAATCATCAAAGGATTGCCAACCACCGGCATTTGATTTCTTCACACCCTCACTTATTTTACTCTCTTGGCGTGCATATTGAACCAACTCATCAATATTAGGTATATTGAGATGTATGGTATGAATTGGACATGGAAATGTTAAGAACATAAGAAAGCACAGATAAATCTAAACTGACCAGGAGATGGAAACTCATTGGTATGAAAATACTTACCATCAAATAGTAATATCTTTCCTGCCTTTGGTGTTACCTTTTTTACGATACCCAATTCTAGTCCATCTTCAACGGACAAATATGTGGGTCCAGTATCATATGTTTTATCAAATATGATCGTATCACCATCACAATCATTGAGATATATTATAACCACATAATGATTCTCAGTGTAATCTACATGTGGTTCAGAAAATGGAACTGGATGATGAATGGTTGCATTTACATTTGCTCGCATCATCTTGGTGATGTTGATACCATTCTCATATCCAAATCTCACTGCAATATCATTCCAGAAAGGAAAATATTCTGATGTCCTTGGGGTTTCATCTTCTAATTCAATTCTTGGCATCAATGTATGACTAAAAAATGGAAAGTTTTTGGTAGTATATGTCGGACGAAAATAAAAAGGAAAGTTTGCATTTGTAAGCACATGATGATTAATTTGTCTCATGACATCATCAGGTACAGCATTTTCTTTTTCAAAAAATATCATGGATTATATTGTAATGCGATTGACAATCTACCAAAATCATTCATGAATGGTGTTGGTGGTAAAATCTTATGTGGCAATTTTCCATTAAAAATAACAGCTCTGCCTGGTTTTGGTCTCACAGTTCTACCACTCTTAAACGTAGTTCCAGAACCCCAGTGCCATTTCCATATTGGATTGATATAAAATATCACTGTGCTACCCCATTCATCAGTATGATATTCAAAATGTTCATGTGGTTTAATACAATTAACAGTAACCTTATACAAATTTACTGTATCTGGAATTCTTCTCTCCTTGACTCTCTTAGTCAAAAAACTGATCATGGGATCTTCATCCATGATTTCCCCAAGTTTAGGTTGTCTAATTAAATTGCCAAAAGACATCCTCTTAACTTTTTGTTTTTGTTTCTTATAGTCATCAATCTTATGCCAAACAAAATCATCACTACTCACGAAGTCATAAAGATTTTGATTCTCTCTATTACTTAATATGTTATCAATAACAGTAATCATAAGAAACTTAACCAACTAGAAGTAATATATTTGGTCTCAGTAGGTGAGACTAGTCCTTTGTGTGCATGTGTCCAGTCTGAGGGCCAGATAACAAGTTTTCCCTGTGTTGCTGTTATCTTTTGATCTTGATGAGCAAAGAAAGTTTCTCCACCATCATGAACTGTGTTCAAGTAAAACATCCACACCAACATTCTAGCACATGTTTTGAGAGATGACCTCTCACAATGCAATCCATGATATGCCTGATTAGCATTATAGCGTTTAAATGAAATATTTTCAACCTGTCCATATCTACTCATAGTCTTTAAAAAAGGATATCTCTTTTCGTACTCAACTAAACCCTCCTGCACTGCTTCAAGAAGAGGATTCATTTGATAGTATTCTGGGGTGAATAAGACCTCTGTACAATCTTTTACAGATGGATTTAACCCCCCAATTGTCTGACCCTGATGATGATATGCTTTATGTCTTTCAAATAATCTAATCAAATTTTCACAATCTGCTTGTGAAAGTGCATTATGTTTTTCAAAAATCATGCGGGTCCGTTAATATAAATTCTACCTGGCGATTGAATATTACCCTGAGGGCCTCTTACTGGGTCACTAGGATTGCCAACAGTTCCTCTATTCCCACCTTGATTTTGAGGTGTTCCTACTGATGGGTGAATATATGTGCTTCCTCCACCGCCACCAGTAGCAGCAAGACAACAAATATCAGGACCACCTTGACCACCCCAATAACCAGAACCACCGCCAGATCCGCCACCGTGACCCTGACCAGGACCGCCTTGTAGGGGCCAAGATGTATATCCAGGACCACCACCGCTAGTGCTCTGATAACCACTACCAGGTTGTCCTGATGTACCACCACCAGCACCTGCTACCTGACCTCTACCACCATCATCATTTTCTGTCGCACCACCACCACCAGCAACGATTCTAGCATTTGCTTGTGACTTAGAGTTTACAAAAATGCCATATGCTCCACCACCAGGTGCTGGACCAACAACACCGAAGTTTGTTGCTACTGTGAGAACATCACCTGCGGAACCAGAAAGATATCCACCACCAAAACCACCAGCAGCTGCTGACGGATACTGGGGAGCCTGCTGTCCACCACCACCCCATGCTCTAATTCTAAGGTTAGTAAAATCACCCAGAGCAGTCATATTGAACTGAGTTGCAGGAGTAGTCAGATTTAAAACGGATGAGTTGAAATCAATCTCACCAGGTCCAGAAACACCAGATGGAACAGTAAACACGCCAGGAGTTCCTGATGAAAATACTTCTCTCCACGTTCCACCATCTTTAATGTGAATAGTTGAAGAACTTCTCCATGTTCCACCATCTTTAATGTGGACTTCGGAAGATGTCCTCCAACTTCCACCATCTTTAACTGCGGTATCTGCCATAATTAATAGAAATAAGGTGCGGAAGGTTCTTCGGGATAGAAATCTCTTGTGGCGATCTCTGCCCTAGTATATACTGAGATGTCAGAGATCGTGCCAGGAAGATCTCTTAATGTTTGACGATATGACTTCATTGCTGTGGAGATACCAACTCCACGTTCTGTGCCCTGAGTGATAATCCAATCAGTATTCTTCATCAACAAATCACGTGTCCCTCTCAGAACGTCCCATTTCTCAGCATTGAGATCATCAGTGTTATAACGAGTAATATCGTATGCTTTGGTCACAGTCAAAGCAGAATGATCATATACCCAGTCAGTATCTTCTTTCTGAACCTTTAATTGTACTGTATCTTCGTCAGAGATAGTTGGTTCTTGAACAGCATATGTCTTCCAAGTAATAGTATACGTCTTATCATCACCACTCTTTGTCCATTCTGCAATAGGATTTTTAATATAAAACTCAGTATCGCTAGATGTTGGAACATCGTTCCAATTAGCGACATATCGCCACTCTTCATTGTGATAAAGATAGTCATCATCAACAAATGCACCATTATCATACAACCAACGTGGATGTGTTCTGGTTGTGCCGTAATTAGTTACATATCTTTTTCTCTCCTGAGCAATATTCCACTCATCTGTTTTAGTGGGAACAGTATCAGGGAACCAATATCTCTTATCGGTATTTTCTACCCAACTTCCAGCAGTCATGCGTTAATTTCCTTAGTAGATGTAGTATATATCTCCGTCAGATCCACCAGAAGGTGATCCACCGGATTGAACAGTTCTTGCACCAATGGCATTTTGACCAACAGCAACGCCATTACAAGTAAGAATACCAGAAACAGCAATTCCGTTGCCATCCATGGTGATGCCAACACCAACATTAATACCACCAGTGGCGGTTTCAAGTTTTTGTGATCCATTGTGGAACAGTTCTGCGGCACCATTGTGATTAAATTCTGCAATATGATTGCCACTTGTGCCACTTTGAATAACAAGTTTACTACCTGTCTCCATGCAGAGATTTAGATCACCTACGCCGTTATCATGAATATACGAGGCAGAACCATCGTGATAAATTACAAGATCAGAACCAATACCAGCAGTAATATATTCATTATCACCTACACTGAAACCATCAGCAGTTGCAATACCAGTAATTTTTACACCACCTGCATCAGTTTCAAATTTCTGGTCACCAATTGAACCACTAGTGCCAGGATGATACAGTCTTACTTGACCATTATAGAACAATCCATAATAATCAGCATTTTCGTCTAGGAAATAATAATTTCTACATCTAAAATCAAAAGCGGCGTTACTAGCCTCAGTATTATGAATTCTTAACTCCCCAGAGTTTCCTCCAATCGTAGATTTATCAGATGCAGTAACATTAATCTCAATAGATCCACCAGAAGCAGGATAATTACTTGGCCCGAAGATTAATTTATCACCCTGAGTGCCGAAGACGATATCGCCCTCCATATCAATATTATTGTTAAATGTAGAAACACCAGCAACAACTAAACTGTTAGTTCTGACATCATCAGTTGCAGCAATACCAGTGAGGTTTGCACCAGAACCACTGAAACTGATGGCAGTGATAATACCAGAGGCATTAAGTCCAACAGCAGTTGCACCAATACCTAAGGCAGATGAAATACCAGAGACAGTGGCAAATCCTGCGGTGGCAGTATTACTTACCGTCGCATTGAGACTGCCTGTGATACCAAGATCACCAGAGATAGTAACGTTACCTCTAATTGTAGCATCTCCGTCACCAGTGATGACATCTTCCCTTTTAAAATTCTCAAAGGTAACAAATTCAATAATATCACCATCATTAGCAGGAGAAAGAAGAGTTACAGTAACACCATCTAATGCTCTAAAATCTCGTCCACCTGATAATTTAATACCATTTCGATATACATCAAGAGCATTGATTGAGTACCCTCCACCAACACTAAAATTAATCTGCCCGCCAGCAGCTGTTGTTGATAGTCTTTGGTTATTCTGGGTTCCAGTAAAACTAGCTTCTTGTCCTAGGTATCCCATTTCTATGATAACTTTTTAGTTATTTATCATCTTGCGCGGTCCCATGCACAGTGAGCGTACATGCCGTCAGCAAGAACGTAATGAAAAAATATTTGATGATAATAAGTATCATCATTTCTTTTTAGTCTTCTAAAAATTTTATTATGTCTAGATTGTAGAGGCTCTCTCCAATGTGTATGCTCACACCCTTTATATATTAAACCATCACCAGGATCTAATTCTGCTTCATTTTCTACCCCATCAACAGATTCAATTTTGAATGGCCAATAGTAATCAAGATTACTACTAACATGCACACTAACAGAAATTTCACATGCAGGACGGTCTCTATGCCTTTCTAATTCTTGTCCTGGAAAATAAAATCTATCGTAGTAATATGTATTGTATAACTTTCTACCAATAATTTTTTCTAATTTAAAACGAATGCCAGTATGTGCATCACGATATTTTGGATACCAGTAACGTGCAAGAGATCCAGAAACTTGTCCCTCTTCTTCTATATGTACAAACTGAGAGAGATCACCAAAATAATTTAGTTGCCCTCTGATAGCAGGAACTTCATTATACAATTCTTCTGGATTCCATAAATCTCTTACGACTAAGAATCCATGCTTATCAAAAGCTTCGTTGCGAGTCCATGATTCTGTCATAATTTATCTCCAACGAGGTCCTACGACCCACCCAACAATAGATTTACGAGTTCCTTTTGTTACTTTAAGAACTCGATGTTGTGTGCGAGAGTCAAACAATACAATCGTACCACGTTGACGTGGTGCAAAATATGGTGAACCTTCTTCACTCAGCAATTGAAGATTGCCACCTTCATAGTCATCAGGGTCAGAAAGTTGTAGAACAAAAGATAGTTTACGAACAAGTTCAATATTCTCATTCACAAAATCTTGGTGCAAACCATCATCACGGTTACCATTGCTTACAGGTTTATATTGTGTTGCTAATCCTGCATCATTGTGCCATCCATAAAATTGACCTTCATCATAACGAGTATATTGCATTGATTCGCCATCAATACACCTCAAATCATACAAAAAATTTTCACGATTGGCGCGTTGAATATAATGCCACAAGAAACCACCAACCCAATGATTAGTGGGAACCCATGCATTCTTAGAATTTCTTTTATCTTTATTCAATGCATCTCCATGAAGTTTGGAATCTGCCATCTGAGGATCAAAATTTTCTCTGAGATCTCTCTCAATAATTTCAACCACGTCTGTTGGAACATTAGTATAATGCCAAAGAGCTTGATATGCCATTTTTTATTTAAGCGTTACAGTAGACTATCACAATTTCGAGAAAAAATCAACTATCTCTCTCGATGGTGTACATTCAAATTGTTCGATTTTCTCTTTCAAAGAATGAAAACAATCATCTGATCTAATATTATACTCTGGAATCTTATAATCAATTTCCTCAACTCTTTCATTTAGAGATCTCAATTTTTGATATAAGTCCCAAGGTTTCTCCACCAAGTCTAGCGACAAAAATTGATATGTCAAATATTTTTTCTCATCACTTAACATATTATCAGAGTAAATCTCTTCAAGGTATTTCATACCACGATTCCACTCGCCACTTTTATCCTGAGGAGAATAATGTTTATGAACATCTTGTTCAATTAACTCAGGACACTTTGTATGAATTTTACTTTCATCATAAAACTTGGTCTTTGTACCACACCAAGTAGCATATAGCACAGTGCTACAAAATAATGGACAATATACAGTTTTTGCCTTTCGCATCAATCTAATCATTTGATCTCCCCATCGATCATCATGTTGTGTTGTGGCAACTGTATATAAATTTTTAGGGATTATATCCTGCCAAATTTTTAAATCGGGTGGAAAGGATATGTAATAAGTATCTTCATCAAATTCATATTCCTTCAAAGCATCTATAATTTTATGCTTCTTAGTTTCATCAAGAAGTGTGCTCCAATCAGTTCTTGGAAGGAACACCATATCAACCTTTTCACTCTCATTATATGTTGTGGTGCTCAGTGCATCTCCATAAACAAATGGAGCACAACCAAACACAGCATCATCAGGAATTTTCTTAATTACCTGATTTTGCCAAAAATATTTGGGTGGGTTATTTAATATGTAATCATAATCCCAGTCTTGAAAGAAATTTTCTTTTGCAAGTCCTGGTGATACTTCATAATCTAAAATCCCACTTATTCCGGTCCAAGCATCTAAGTAGAGCTTCTGACCGTAAGCAGGATGAGATGTAATAAAAGATTGTTGTTTCATAACAAAAAATAATTAATTAACCGCCGTCTGCTTCTGCCTCGGCTTGTGTTCTAGTTGGTGCAATATAATTGTCGGAAGTGTCGTCATTGTCGCCTGTTGGAACCATAAATGTGTCTGCTACATCCCATGAAGTGCTACTTTCATTCCACGTATAATGTTTACGTGTTGTTTGAATACCAATTGGTCCTCCAAGCACAACAAATACTTCTTGTGGTAGAGCAACAGGTGCTTCCCATTCCATGGTAGTGGTATTTAGCACCCAACTTGCAAAAGGAGTTTCTGGAACAAATTGACCCAAATCAGATGAGTAAGTCATTCCAATACCACATGGACCAGGCATTCCATCACCTTTCCCATTTGTATATTCAATCCAGTCATCTGGATTTCCAGATTTACCCGAATTGATCCAATCTAAATCAGCAACAATAGTGCTGACAACAACATTACTTGCATCAATCTTGGCCCAATGAGAAGGACTTTGTGTTTTCATTTTACCCTAAAAGTTTATAAGAGTTTAGTAGCGATTTTAAACCAAGCAGCACCATCACTACCATTAGATGAGTTTGGCGATGAAATTGGATGACCGCCACCACCACCACCTAAAAGCGTTGCGTTGCTATTAGCGGCACCACCACCAAAAGGTTGGTTACCATCACAAGTTGGCGCTGCCGCCCCAGGTACATATGATCCATAACAATATCCATCAGGTCTCTGGTTTCCTTGGCAATACGACGATCCAGGTGCTCCGCCACCTCCGCCGCCGCCACCACCAACTTTTTCAGGAGTTGGAAGAGATAAAGTAAGACCAACACCACCGATGGGATCGGAACCATTTCCGCCAGTGCCGCCACCGGCACCACCGGTCCAACCACCTGGTCTGGGGTCATGACCCTGATATCCATTGCCACCTTGTGACCCAGTACCACCGGTCGCTGGACCTCTACCACCACCGCCACCGGATCCGCCAGGAGATCCAGGTCCAGGAGAACTGGTTGGACCACCACGTCCACCACCAGCCGCAGTCTGACCAAAGAACGAAGTGTCAGCACCCTGAGCACCACTGGCACCACCAGATCCAACTGTTAATGTTTCCGAATATACGGTTGAGAGTCCTACTACGCCAGTCGCATTTTCTGAAATTTTCTTAATAGTATTAGTGCCAGGAAAACTAGCAGCAAATTGTGGTCCAGTTAAAACCGTAGCACCTCTCAAAGGTGACGGTGTGGTTGGACCATTTCCTATAAATCCACCACCACCGCCACCACCATGACGACCTCCTCCACCACCAGAAAGAAGGGCGAATTCAAATCCATCGGTTGATCGCTTAATTCTAGTGCTGTTTCCAATTACTCCACTACTATGAGATGGAACATATCCAACTCCATTTTGCACTTCCCAACTTACAGTAGTAGTAGCAGGTGCTTTGAAATAAGTATCAGATCCACTAACACCCAAAGGAGATGCTGGTGATGCAACAGTTACCTTACTAATACCACCGGTTTCAAACCTACCACTTAATCTGGTTTGTGATTTTAAGCGTTTATACTTTTTATTTGACATGATGGTTTTGCTGAGTTAAGAAATCAATCAGTCTTCAATAGATTCATAAGAAGCTGTAACATCAAGTACACTTGCTCTTCCAGGTGCCTGAACAACCAAAGATTGATTTTCGGTAACATATACAGCAGATGCTCTATCGAGAACAACCAAAGAAGTTCCGGTATCGATACCAACGTTCTTTTGGATATAGCGATTACTACCAGCACCAGCAGCCATATCATTCAAGGAAACATGACAGTAGTTAACATCTGTATTAGATGTATTTGATACGATTAAACTGGTAATCTTATACGAAGCTCCTGATGCAGATGCATTAGATACAACTGATGTTGCGTTAGTATTTGCAAGTGTCGTGAAGGTGGTAACACCTACAAGAGTAGCAATGGAAACAATATTTGGTGCGGCCATGATTTTTTAATTGAATGTAGAGTCTGGGTTAGTCTTAGTTTATTTATAAATTATGCTCGGTGGTAGTTTCCAAAGAGCATACCCCATGCAAAAGAAACAGCTTTGGTAGTAGGGGATCCACCAAGTCCAGTTAGTTGAGAACCATCACCCGTAAAAGATGTTGCGGTAAGAATACCTGTAACATTAATATTACCAGTAACGGAAAGTTCTTTTCCAGCAGGAATAATCCCACCTTTGTCAAGTGAAACTGAACCAGTGTTAGTGGAGTTGACAATACTATCTACTTTAATTAATGACATTTAAATCCTCGTCCACATACGACCGAAAGAAGCAGCACTTAACACAGTAGGTAAATTTGAAAGACCTGCTGCTGATCCCGAAAATGAAGTTGCTGTTATGATTCCAGAAACATTTAAGTTACCACTAGCTGATAGAGTTTTTCCAGCAGGAACAGTAGCACCAAATGGAATCTCTACCTTACCACCACTTAGTGATTGAATACTATCAACTTGAACTTTTGATACTGACATGATTACATACCCCCTGCAACGAATGGAATGGCTACGGCAACTCCTGCACCAATACCAGCAATACCAGTGAGGTTTGCACCACTACCGGATAACGTTGCTGCGGTACAAAATCCAACATTTGCAACAACTGTACCATCAATTTCAGCACCTGCGGCAAGATTTAATCCAGCAGAAAAATTGACCGCACCATTGTCGGCAAGATTGGTAATTTTATTTACTTTTAAATAAGACATAATCCTCAGAGAACAGCGTAAGTTACACCAGTAGCAACAGAAATTGTTCCTACACCCGATACAGCGATTGGTCCAAACATGGCATAATTATAACTCGTATTAGCCAACGAGACAGGTGACACAACCGTTTGTACATTAGAAAATGCAACAGCAGACACAATACCAACATTAATTTGGTCGTCTACGGAAACTTCTTGAAGTTGTCCAGCGTTGTCATTATAAATTAGAGGATTTCTTTGTGCCATGATTCCAACTATTTGCTAGTATTTATGATTAGAAGGTAATTGTTCCAATACCACCACCACGAAGGGAGATAGTAGAGACACCAGAAGATACATTGATGGATACTGGACCACCAGATCTCTTCCCAATACTTAAAGTTTTATTGATAGTAACTACGGCAGTTTTAGCACCACCTACATCACCACCACCCAAAGAAGTAACAGCTGCACCAACAAAGTTGAAATGTGTAAATCCAGCTCCTACTAAGGAGTTAAAGCTATTGGATGAAACACCAATAGCACCACCACCTTCAATAGAGATATCAATTTCAGTTCCACGAAGCAGGAAAGTATTACCAGCACCAACAAAGTTGAGTGTTTGAATACCATCTGCGGCGATTACTGTGCCACCAGAGTTAATACCAACATTAGACTTACCAAGTGTTAATGCTTTATAAGCAGTTAACTCAACGGTATCTCCTGCATTTGCAGGAGTGATGAGACTAATAGTTTCACCATCAGCAGCAGAAAAGTCAGTTGCATCTACTAGTTTGATACCGTTCAAATATACATCCAGATAACCTGGTGTATATCCACTAGAAAATGTTACAACACCAACGTTATCAGTTTCAATGTCAATAAATTGTCTGGCAATAATTACCGAAGATGCATTCGGTGTATTACCAACGTATCCAATTTTTGCCATATCAGGTTACCCCTCTCAGGAAACTAAGTGCTACATCAACACCGGAATTTGTGTTAACAGAAACTGAAACAGTGCTACCGATACCTACAACCAGTTTACCTGCATCAGATAAAACTAGACTAGATCCAGCAGGAATGGGAACATCATGCACAATGTTAATGTGCTCGTTATTATGTTGTGACAGAATAACAGATGCTTTCAGTTGATCCGGTGTGTTGTTAGCCAGTGTCCCGGCAACTAAAATAGATTTTTCAATAGGTGTGTCAATTGCTGTAACACTATTAAAACCAACAGTTTGAGTTGTTGCAGCAGCAACATTATTGGAAGTTGAGTCTACTGTAATAGATCCACCGACACCAAAGTTTGAAGCAACATTTACTGCTATAACGCGAGTTCCTCCAATAAACTGATTTGCATCTACCAGAGCACCAGGATTAACGTTAAACGTTGAAATATTAGTGATTCTATCAGTAGCAACACCAATGGAAGCAGTTCTGACCGTAGTGGTCACACCTACTCTCCTTTGGGATTTGTTTGCAAACGACTCTGCCATTGTTTTGGTCCTTTATTATAGTTATAATAGTTTAAGCGCCTAATGCGATAGCTAGTCCTAATGAAATACCACTAGACTGTAATGTAACAGTGGTGATACCGGACCCACCATCAGAAGCATCAACCCGGACAGAAGCATTGACGGGAACAAAGTTGATAGTTGAAGTTGCTGTACTAACTGTGGTTCCTTCGGACTGAATACCGATATTAATACCAGTACCAGAAAAAGAACCATCAAAAGCAGTTGCAGTAACTGTACCAACTACGTTGACACCACCAGTTGCCTGAATATAATTAGAGAATGTTGAGAATCCTGCAACCTTTAAGTTTCCAGCGACTGAGGTTAAACCTACAAACGTTGAAAATCCAGTTACATTAACGTTACCATCAAGGTTTACGTTATTCTCAAAAGTTGATACACCAACAACTCTAAGATTTGATAACGAAGATATACCTAATACATTTAGATGAGCACCAGTGGTAATACCACTAATGACCATATTTTTGCTTACCGTGACTTGGGGAAGCGTCGAATATCCAGTAACTCTCAAAAGAGAAGAAACTACATCCGTCGCCGCAATGGCACCTTGAACATCAAGTTCGACTGTGGGTAATGTGCTACCAATACCAACTCTGTTACTCGCAGAATCAGCAAAGATTTGGCCATTATTGACCTCTAAGCCGTTCTTGACAACAAAATTCTTGTTAATTGCCATTGGAGTTCACTGTCCCCCCAGTCTATGTTTTATTTATGCCGGTTCTACTTTGAAGATTGTCTCTCGAATATGAGGCGTTCCATCAGCATCTGCAAATTTAACTCTAAACGATCCAACTTGCTTATCAAATATGATAGGGTTAAAGGTTGGTTCCAGCTGCCCCGCAGCAGTTAAATCTCCAATAAAAGTGAAAGTAGTATTATACAATGTATTTGGGAATGGTTCTTCAAATTCAACTAAGTAATGTTTACTAGACTCTGGTCCCTGACCTTCCTCAAAACCAACGTTTTGTGGTGTTACTGTCGCATTCAAATTTCCATTATTAGTCAAGTTAAATGTTGGTATGAGTCCCCTTCTTACCCCAGTAGTATGATACCACTGAACAATATAGTTATTAAATCCAGTCTGTCTGATTCTAACACTACCATTCTGATCTTGTCCACCGCCGCCTAATGAAGCGGATAAAATTGTTACAGCACTACTTGCCCAACCTGATCCACCACAACCACCTTCATTAGAAGATCTTCCAGCATAACCACCTTCAAGACCTGATCCTCCACCACCACCATTATTTTCACCAAATCCACCATTGTTTTGATTATCAGCTGCATTATTTTCAAAGGTACATAACATTCCCCCAGTTCTTGGATCTTGTCCACATCTGGTCATTGCACGAACACCAAAATTTCTTGGATATCCAGAGTAACTAATTTGAGTGCCAGGATTGAATACTCTACCACCAGGTCTTCCATTTCCTTGTCCAGATTCTCCCGGTACATTAAATCCACCACCGGCTCCACCACTAGCATTTGTCGCAGATCCTCCCCCACCACCAGCAACAGCGATAAGAGTTCCACCACGTTTCATATAAGTAGGTCCACCTCCAAAGTTTCCACTACCACTGAAAGTTCTACCACCGTTAGGTCCATTAACTTGGACATCATTATCTGCACCAGATCTTCTGTCACCGATTCTAAGAGAATATAATTGATTTCTTTCAAAAGTTCTTCTTAAAGTTCCAGATCCACCCTGTCCAGAAGTGCCTGAATTCAAATTATTTCCACCACAAGATCCTCTGAGGGTAACATCTAAACTTAGATCTTTTTCCTTTGCAAATACTCTCCACCAACCACCAGATGGATTACCAAATCTAATAGCATCTTGTACGCCAGTACCCATTTCAAATTCTTTTTCAGCAATATTCCAATCAATTACCTG